AATGTCGCAAATCGAAAGTGCAAAATTTGTTCCAACACACGTTGTTTTGAATCCAGTTGATGTTGCAAGAATGCAATTGACAAAAACAACTTCTGGTGAATACACAACACCGTTTTGGTATCCATCAATGAATGGTGAAATGCGAGTTGCAAACATCATTGTTGTTTCAACAACTTGGATGACTGCTGGAAATTTCCTTGTTGGTGACATGACCAAATCAAATTTGAGAATTCGTGAAAACGTAAACATTCAAGTTGGATATGTGAATGATGACTTCCAAAGAAACATGGTGACAATCCTTGCAGAAGCGAGAGCAGTTCACTATGTGAAATTGAATGATGTCAATGCATTTGTCAAAGGAACAATTGCAACTGCAATCACTGCACTTGACCCTGCAATCTAATTGATTTTAAATCATTTAGGAAAGAAATAAATTAAAAAAAGCATCAAAATGGACACACCAAAAAGACCAAAAAGGCAAAAAAGACCGATTGATATTCACATTGACACTAAAAATGTTGATATTGACATCAAGCGTGATGCAGAAGGAAATGTCAATGTTGATGTTGACACCAAAAGAGTTGATGTGAAGTACACAAAAACAGAAAATGGAAAGACATTGGACATTGAAATTGATGATTCAAAAGAATACGAATTTGAATCTTCTGGAAGTAAACATATGCCAAAAGGAACAATCTGGAAGATTTCTGGTGAATTGCTGAAAATCTTTTTGCAAAAAGGACTTGGAAAACTTATAAAATAGAAAAAAGATGTTTTTAACACCACAAGATTTCACTGGAAAGTATGAATTGCACACTGGTCTATATGACCAAAGCAAATTGAATGCATACATTGAAAAGTATGAAAAAAGATATTTGATTGAATTATTTGGTGCAACACTTTATGATGATTTTGTTTCAGACCTTGATTTGAATCAACCATTGTCACCAAACTTTCAAAAGGTATTCTTTGACTTTCATGAAAATGTCAGCATTCATCAACTTTTGATTTCAGAAGGAATTCTTGAAATGTTGAAAGGATTTGTCTATTTTGAGTATGCAAAAGACCAGATGAACCAGCAAACACCATTTGGCAATGTTTCACAATTGTCTGAAAATTCAAAGAAGGTGACAACGCTGAATTCAATGATGTTTACACGTTATAATGAAGCAGTGAAGTCTTATGGTTCAATTCGTGCATACATGATATTGAATTCTTCTTTGAAAATTGGTCAACTTGTGACCATAGCACAACAATCATTTGGTTCAGGTTATTTGACTGCAAACAATGTGCAGTTGAATGAAATTGGACAAACATCAAACATGACCTTGAATCAAATTGGTTCAGGGTATGTTGATGCATTTGGTTGTCCAACAATTGGTGGAAATGGAACTGGTTTGACAGTCAACATCATTGAAAATGGTTCTGGTGGTGTTCAGTCATTCACAATTGCAAATTCTGGTTCAGGATATGCAGTGGATGACATCATCACAATTGCAGTTGGAAATGGTGATGCAACATTGATAATCACTGATGTGATAAATTCATCAATTGGTGCTGGTGCATCAGTTGACATCACTGCAAATGGAATTGATGGTTGTGGAAATTTAAGTCTTGCAACTTCTGGAACTGGATATGTGGATGAAGAAAATGTTCAAGTGACTGGTGGAACTGGTTCTGGACTTCTTGTTGACATCACTGTTGATGGTTCTGGTGGTGTGCAGTCAATCATTGTCAAAGATACTGGTCAGGCATATTCAATTGGTGACACAATCACAATTGCAAGTGGAAATGCAGATGCAACTTTTGACATTTTGACTTTGACTGATGGACAAATCACATCAATTTCATTGAATCAAATCGGTTTTGACTATGTGAATGGTCAAGAATTTGTCATCAAAGGTGGTGACAATAACTGCTTGATTACAGTCGTAAAGGTTGGAATTGGTGACTTTCGAAAATACAATGGTGTTCACAAATCAACTGCTTATTGGATATGAAACAAGACCTTTCAAATATAATTCACCAGATTGTTCTGGACATTGACAACACCATTGAAGGAACTTTTGATGATGTGTTGAATCGAACCAATGTCTGCAAAACGAAATGGATTCGAAAAGGAAAGAAAGTGACTGATTCAGATGGAAATGAATATGTGGTGATGGATTTTGCAACTGATGAATGGATTGTTGCAGTTCCATCAAGTGTTTCTGCACCACCACTTGAAGGAATCATCACAATTGGTGTACCTTATTTCATTACTGGAACACCGATGTCTGCAAATCGTGAATGGACAATTGTCACAAATGATGTCACTGCCAAAACACCGATTGTTTGGTATTTGGACTTCATCAGATTCAAGGAATTTGGAAGGGAATCAACAATTGAATTTGAATCAGACCTTCGCATCTTCTTTCTTGATGAAACCGATGTCCGAAACTATTACACACAAGACCATCGTGACAATGTTGTGAAACCAATGACTGAACTTTTGCATGGTTTTATTGAATCAGTTGAAAGAAATCGTTCTTTCAAGCGTATTGAAGACCATGAAATTCTGACTTTTTCCAGATTTGGTGTCGAAAAAGAAAATGGAATGTTTCAAAGCATTCTTGATGCTGACCTTTCAGGTGTTGAATTACGCTTGACTTTGGTCAAATACAAAGAAAATTGCAAATGTTGATTCATCATGGTGGTGAATTAACGAAATAACTTTAAAAACGAAAAACTATGTCATTAGGATGTAATTGTGATTCAGGTTTGTCCAATACTGGAAGACCTAATTGTGTTCCGATTCAATCGGTAACATCAAAACTTATTCTTGTTCCTTTGAAAGCAAATGATGGAACATTGAATTCAATTGATTTGTCTTTGCCAGTTCCAAACTGGTTGGATTTAGTAAATGAACTGGATGCATCCAAAAGATGGTTTCCACTTCCACCATTTGAAAATGTTGAATTGCCAAAAGCAGACACAACATTTGAAGAAGCAAACAGTGGAAGAATGGTCTTCATTCGTCAAGGAAAGCGTTCTTTCGCTGGTGAATTGTGGTCAGAAGATTCTTCACCAACATTGCTTGGAAAATTACAAAACAACCGATGTGTTGATTTTGGTGTTTTCATTGTTGATGTAAATGGAAATCTTGTTGGTTCAAAAGTGAATGGTTTCTTGTTCCCTATTCCAGTGGACAATCCATCCTTTGACCCAAAGTATATGTTTGCAACTGACACAACAACGTCAAAAATCATGGTTGCATTTGATTTTGACAGATTGTTTGATGAAAGCACTATGTACATGGTGACACCAACAGAAGCTGGAATCAATTTCAATGAACTTGAAGGTCTTGTTGATGTGAATTTCATCAATGCAGTTGACACATTGTCATTAATCACTTTTGATGCAGTTCTTGACTATGGTACTGCATTCAATCCAATCAAGTTCATTGGTGCGACAACTGCTGATTTCCAATTGTCAGATGTGACTGGTGTTTTAACACCAATTTCAGTTGCTGAAAATGTTGATGGAAACTACACATTGACATTTGCATTCACTGCTGGAACGATATACACCATTACAATCATCAAAACTGGTTTCACTGGTTCATACACTTGGACTGCTTAATTCTTGAAAAATGGCAAAGAAAAAACCAACACTGATGATTCCATTCAATGAACAAGGAATGCGAACATTTAGCGATGTCAGAAGTGCAATTTCATATTTCACTAAAAATGGAAATTTTCCGAAAAGAAGAATTGTTGCATTGTTTCAATCAACATTTCAGATTGTTTCAGGAAAGCATTCAGTGAATGTTGTTGCTTTGCAAAGAATGAATTCTGAATCATTGGATGCTTTTTTTATAAAAACTTTTCAGGTGAAAAATGCAATAAAATTCGAAAGAAATATGCAAAATCTTCATCAAGAAATGGACAAATGGAAAAATAAATTCAAGGTTTCAGACATCAAACAAGAAGAAGTGAAATAGAAATATTGACTTGATTGAACATTGAATCAAAGAAAAGGGAATGCAGAAATGTGTTCCCTTTTTTAGTAACTTTGTGATATGGATTTGATGCAGACACAAATTGGTGCAGTTTTGACAAAATTTCGAAATATTCGAACACAAGACATTTGGCACAAAGTCTTCATTGACAAAACATTGTCCACAATGGTTCTTGAAATGATTAAACAAGACCAGTTATTCAAACAAGGAATTGATGAAGATGGTGACATCATTGGATTGTATTCTGAATGGACTGAAATGTTGAATCCAGACAAAGTTGCTGGAACACCTTACACATTGTTTGACACTGGTGCATTTTACGAATCAATGAAGATTGTTGTGTTGAATGATGCATTTGTTGTGGAAGCACAACCAATCAAAATTGATGAAGATGGAAAAAAAACAAACCTTTTTGAAAAGTATGGTGAAGGTATTATCGGACTTACTGATGAAAACAAAGAAAAACTTGCAGTTGAAATCAAACAAAGATTCATCAATGAAGTCAATAAATTACTACAATAGCATTGAAGAACTTCCATTGTGGAACTGGATGAAATGCACAAGTGGTGAAATTTGCTTTGTCAGGAAAGATTTGGTGCATGGAAATCATCTTCTTGATGAAATACACTTTGAAAAGATTTTCGATTCTTATATCAAAGAATTTGGACTTTCTGAAATGTACATCAAACTTTTGAAAACGATGCACAAAAAAACACTTCTTGAACTTGATTTTGTATTGACCAGAAACAGATTCAGATTGACAGAAGTTGAAATGCAAGTTGCAAGACTTGAAAGCATGGTCAACAACAACAAAAATGGAATGACCATTGAACAAACAATTGTCCATTTGTCAAAATGGATGAACCACTGGATTGATGCAAAAAAGGTCACAACACGTGAATATTTTGACATGATGAAGGAATTTGAAAGAAGTTTAAAAACTGCAAAATAAAAAAGACATGGCAAAGAAAATTGGAATTGAAGACATATTCAAAGAAATTGACATTTTCAAAACGATTCGTGAAAGTGCTGAATCAACAATCAAGACATTGGAAACAATGAATGGTGAAGTGATGAAAACTGCTGAAACTTTGAAGAAAGCAGTTGGTGGTGCAAAGTTTGATTCATCAAAATCAATCAATGAATTGAACAAAGCACAAGCAGAAGCAAACCGATTGATGAAAGAAGCAATTTCAATTGAAACATTGAAATCCAAAGCAAACCAGCAACTGTCAAAATCAACACAAGAAATTGAAAAACTGGAAGCACTTCATGCGAAAAGACTTCAAGAATCTGCAAAAGCAATGCAACAAGCATCAAAAGCAGAAACAGAAAGCATCAAAACAAAGCGTGAACAAGCAAGATTGACACGTGAATTGGAACGTGCAGAAGCATTGAAAAACAAAGAACTTGCAAAAGCAGAAGCACTTGCAAAGAAAGAAGCATCTGCATACAGTCAACTGGTTGGAAAAACACGTGACTTAAAGAATGCATCAAAGGAACTTGCATCACAAATGATTGCATTGGAATTGGCTGGAAAGAAAAATTCAGATGAATATTCAAAACTTGCATCAAAGTATGGTCAAGTCACCAAACAAGCACAACTTGCAGATGCACAATTGAAGAAAATTGATTCATCAGTTGGTGACAATTTCAGGA